GTCTGAGTTTGAGCGTAACACTAAGGCAGTGTCTTTAGGTGTTGTTGGCATATCTCCAATACCCAAGCGTTCAGCAGACGCATCCCAGTGGAACTTAGGCGTTGTGCCTGTGTCCTCGTAGAAGCTGATGTCTCCGTTGTTGGCGATGCGCATTCGTTCATCCGTATGTCCATTTGTGTAGAATCGCATATCAGCATTGGCCCTAGTCATTATAGACAAGCCACCGCTTACTCCTGTGCCTGAACCGATTGCAGCGCCGTCTGCAACAAACCCACCAGCAGGCGTCATGTTCGTACCATTTACTCCGGCAAATAACCCATCCGCATTATTTGACCCGTTTGTGACATATAGCGTTGCCTGTGCAGCAGAACCAGAGCTACTATTGTTTAGGGTTGCTATTGTGTCTCCATTAGTGTCGTTCTCAACAGTCAAACCATCAGCAGTAACCGTGCCTGTAACGTCGATGCCTGTGGAGCTGGTTTCAAATTTAGTAGCGTTGTCGTACGCAAGTAGTACAGAGCCATCGGCGGTGAAAACACCCATCGTTTCGCCAGCGTACTTTTGTATACTCAAACTAGAGTTTGCCCTTACTCGCAGGTTGCCAGTGCCAGTATCATCAATGTAGCTAGCAGACCCATCATGATAAATCTGTAGGTCATCAGACGCACCAAACTTCGCTTTGACGTTATCGCCTAGCTCAAGATCGCCTGTCATCGTGCCGCCAGCTTTTGGTAGCGCAGCAGCCGCAGTATCAGCGTTAGATTTCATCTGCGTATCGACAGAATCTAAGTTAGTGTTTAGCTTTGTACCCCAAGTGTCATCACTTGCCCCGACCTCTGGCTTCGTCAAACTGTAGTTTGTAGTAGTAGTATCAGCCATCGTCGGCCTCCGTTGTTAAATATAGGTCAATTATACTAGATTTGCGCCCAGCTTTCACTGTCAGACGCAATTGCTGACCATACCTGACTATCGACAGGTATATCATTGTATATGTTGCTGTCAGTTTCCACCTCTGCCCAGCTTTGAGAATCAGTGGATACGATAGTATAACTCTGACTATCAGTAGCTATTGGCTCGTACTTATAGCGCAGCACACCATCAAGCGCCAAGCTAATAGCCGTTACAGCTACACCATCAAATATTCTTAATATATCACCACTAGTGCTAACAGTAATGCCAATATTGCCATTAATCCCAGCAATGACATTAGCTGTGGCAGCAGCAGACAAATCAACACTAGTCTCGCCATCACCGAAAACAATCCTTGTTGTGCTACCAGTTGTTCCAACGGTTGCTACAGCAGCACCACCGCCCAAGCGTATACCATTAGCATCACCATAGGTAGTAACTGTTATTCCTACAGAACCATCTGCAAAGCTTATCTTTTGCCCATAGCCTGTCAGCCCTACAGCTATACTAGACTGACCCACACCACCATTAATTAACAAAGAGCTACCAGATGACGATACGACTACACTAGCCGTTGCAGCGATACCTTGTATCAAATCAGAGGCAGCAACAGTGCTTAATGATAAATCGCTAGAAGCCGTTACGTCCTCGTAATTCTCAGAACCATAAGCTGCTACACCATATAAAGCTGCACCGTAACCGTTGGCAGGCATTTTAGGCAACCGTTATATCTAGCTCACCAGCATTAAAGCGCAATGTATCACCACTCGCAACAGCTTTAGACGCAGTTAATGTCCCGTAGCAAAGCATATTACCACTACTAGACGCATCGTAAATAGCAAAGTGAGTAACAGTACCCCATGAAGCCGTGGCTTTGGGGAACTCAACATTACTCGTATTACTGGCTGTATCGCTACTTACAGTAAACGCCATTGCCATGCGAGTGTACGAGCCGCCTGAAACCTCTGTTCCGGACCCAGTATCACTAGGAGCAGATGTGAATAATGCAACATACAGAGTGCTAGGAGCCGTATAAGCAGAGCCGCCAAACACATGCTCTGCAATCTTGTTTTCTAAATAATTCGTAGCCTGAGACATAAGTAGCCCTTAATAAGATTTGATCGTCAAACGCAAGCCACTACCGCTTGCTTGTGATTGTTTGCTGGCATCGTTGAGGCGCTTAACAGCAGCTCCGTATAATGCAGCCCAAGTTTGTGTACGCTCATCTTCTTGTAAAAATGGCGCAGTGTGGATAAGCGAACCATACAAGTAAACATCGGGAAAGTTAGTTAAAACCCAGTTAGTCACACTGTCACTAAGCGGTGTTATCGTTCCGTAGTAGGTAATATCCGCACTATATGTAGCATCAGGTGATGGATAAACCTCTAGCTGTCCAGCGGTGTGAGTGTAATAAGCAGGCGCACCTGTAGCATCATCACTACCCGCCCTCATGCTTTGCATTTCCCTGCGCGTAATATAACGGATATCCTTAGTTCCATCAGCGTTCAAATGCAAGCGGATAGTCTCAGCCCAATCACTAGGCAGCCCAATAAATTGACTATCAATTGATGTTTCTGCTCGCTTTTCCATGCGCCAATGCCGTAAGTCAGATTGCATTTGAGATTCTGCCAAACGGATAAATGCAGGGATTTCTGACACCAAATCGTCGCGGTTAAGCGTAGTAGCAATAGCCGCCTGTAAGCCTGTATAAGTCGTTAAGTCCATAGTGTTACCTTTAAGTTATGGGCCTATTATAGCACCTATGGCGCAATATCCGTAGCAGATAAGAAAGAGCGCAATAAATCAGGGTCATCACCGTATGCCATAGCTAGTAATGAGCTAGGAATGTTTTCAAACGGCTTACCTATAGGCGTGTCAATTTGGCTTAATAAACCAGCTAATGCTTGAAGCTTTGGGTGATTAGCAGCTTGAATAGAACCAACATCACGTATATCAGTAGCAGCTATTTCAGCAGCACGTACATCATCTGGAGCTAGTGCGGTTAACCCTAGTAGGCCAGCAGTGCCGCCCATGATAGGGCTTGAGTAAAGCAAATCACTATCACCCATTAAGCCCTTGATAGCGCCCTTGTTGCTCTTTGATGCCAGTATTGTATCTGTAACTGATAACGGCTTTCCAACCTTACCATCAGCTAAATCCTGACCTTCAAGAAGCGCTGAAAACTTCTGGGCTGGCACGTTTTCACTACTATAGCCAGATACATCACGTATCATCACAGGAGCAGAATCAATACCTTGTTCATGCATAGCCGCCATCCTATGACGGCCCTCATGCCCCACTATTTTACCATCTTCCACGTTAATAAATGGTATCTGATCTTCATTACGGAGCTTTTCTACATCAAGCAAGCCAGCCTCTTTCTTGATCTGCGAGTAGTCTGGGTGAGTAGCTTCAACAAACTCCTTTGGGTTAACGTGACCTACACGGCCCTTGGCAACATCACCCCGAACATGGGACATATCCCTAATAGCTCGACTTATGCGCTCATCAGTCCACCCAGCCTTTTTTGCCTGCTTTACAGTATCGCCAGCAAAGTCACCAAGAATGTCACCAAGAATACCGCCCACTACCCCTGCCTCTGACTCATCAGACTGAGCTAAAGCACCTAGGCCTAGTAGGCCAGCACCTATAGTTGGAGTTAAGGCTGACTTCATCATCCCTGCCTCACCCCTCTTGCTAGGGTCTAGCTTTGCAAACTTAGATCGGATATTGCCCTCATCAAACACAGCTACATGTGTTGCAGGCTTATCATAATGACCAATAGCATCGTCTAGGTTTAAAAACTTAACCCCTTTCTTGCCATCAGCTTTTGCAGCGTCCAATGTATCACTGACATACTTAGACACCCCTTGGTCACTAAAGGACTGGCCCTTCATATCAACAACCACTAGGCTGTCATCTTTCGGCAAGTGCGCTGGAATGATGTTCTGACCCCTAAGTCTGGATTGGGGATTGCTCATGAACTGACCCTCTAACTCCTCAGCCTCTACTATCTTTTGGTCATACAAGTCCCAGTTACCAGTACGCTCAGCCTCATCAGCTTCTTTAAGTAGTTTTGTAACACGATTTGTGGTGGCGCTATGATCGGCATAACTTCTGGCTGTATATTCAGGGTCATCACTGAACCAGAAAGCTTTCTCGGCTGAGCTTGCCTCTGTCCCAGTGCCACGCATACCTTTAGAAAACTCTTGGATATTAGAAGCTGTGCCGTGATAATATTCACTTTCACCTAACCCTGATGCGGAAAGCAAGCCCCCCTTATCATCCATCTGGATGACAGTATCAGTGTCAAACGCCTGAACTATATCGCCCTTCTTGGTAGGCCTTGAGTAAGCACCATAGCCAGCAGATTTAAAAATACTCTGCACATCCTGCTCTGAGGCTTGCTCAATAAGTCGCCTATAAGCATCACGGGAGCTTTCATCAGCAAGAGGAACCAAACCAGCTTTCTTGATCTCTTTGTTTAGCACTCCATCAGGAGATTCGTCAGCTATCTTGCCTCTAACCTTAAAAGGGATTGTGCGCTTACCATATTTACCTGTAGCTTCCGCAGACTCATGCCCAAAAATACCAGCTCCGCGATACGCATCACTAGGCTTTATCTGATCAAAATCGGCATCAGTAGAATGATAAAAAAACCTATCATCAACTACGTCAAGCAAGCCTTTTGCTGCTCCACCAATTTTATTAACGCCCTTGCCAAGCAACCCCATAACATAAACCCATAATCAAATGTAGCCCAATTATACCACACCTTTTAGGTTTCGCTTAATTGGCCCTTTGTGCTTCTTCTTACGCTTTCCTAGCTCTCCAGCAGTAAATGCTTGTGCCATTTGCCGCAGCGCATCAGCAGCCTCAGAATGCCCTTCACTCTTATCTGGAATATGTGTCCAACGATGCTCACTATTTGACCACTTTCTACGGTATGACTTTAGATGGTCTAAGCCAGCACCACAGCGACTATCATCAATCCAGATGTACGGGAACATATCAGCCGTTTGCTGAATACCCCAGCTTATCTCTGATATACGAGGCACTACACGCCATGTGGCGCTTGGCATTAATTCTTTTAGCATTTGACGCGGTGATTTATTATCTTTCTGGCCTTGCCGCTTATGATCAGCATCGTGTGGTAAGTACATACTCTCGTAAATAAGATCAAGCGACTTCAACCATTTAACAGCATGAGCGTATGGCTCACCCCACGCTTCATAAAAGTGTATACAACGAAACTCTAGCCCGATCTGCTGAACCACCCAAATAGCCGTACCGTCTGAATTGCCTATGTCCCAAAAAGTCACGCATGGATGTGTAGAAACAATTGGTAAGCGCCCAATCTGACCATTGGTGTAAGCCTTGTTGATTTCTCGCAGCCAGAAAGCACCTTCTGGGAATTCTAAAAAGTCACCCTCCCATACATGCCCGTAGATATCAGGCCTGCGCTCTAAGTCATCACTGCGCTCCTGATCTAGCACGTTAGGAAACCACGGATTATCCTGCCAGTTAACTTTAACTATTTTACTATTCTCTGGAGCCTCTATCCGAAAGCGTTGATGAGTAGCTGAGTCCTTCTTCTCAGGGTTCCATGTTACCCATATCTCAGAACCTTCTTCACGCACTGTAGGGATTAGTTTTCGCCATGCGGCCTCACTAACTCCCTCTGCCTCATCTACCCAGCACAGGAGCAATTTAGCCTTAGACTTAATTGAGTCTAGATTATGACGTAGACCAGAGAACACGTACTTAATCAGACCATCTTTAGACCTAATGAAGCGCTCGCCTATCTCGTAGTAATCATCCAGCCACGGTACAGACCGAATGGCAGACTTGACTTCTTCTAGTGAGGACTCATCCAAGGAATTCATGAACTCACGCCCACATAGTATCTGACCGCCAATCC